CTCCGGCTGGCTCAGCTACCCATCCGGACAATGCTGCGCCCGGGCCCTTGTCTGGCCCGCTGATGTCCCAGGTGGTGAGGTGTGCGACACCCCAGTTGTCGACGTCTCCGTACGGGGCGATCTCCACGGCTTTGGGTGGGGACACCCAGGCCGAGTATGTCGGACCGAGCGTCGACGAGTGGCTGGTCTCCACTCGCTCGCCAGCGGAGTCGACGGTGTACCTGGTCATTCGGATCCCAAGCTGAATGTCGTCGTACACCACTCCGTCAACCCAGACGTCAACCCACTGCGGCTCGACAAACGCAGGCCAGGTCAAGGACGCGTAGTCAGTTGGGTCAGTCCCATCGGATCCGAGGGTGATTGTCCACTCGGATGCCGACGTTGCGGTGACGGCAAGGACAACGTTGTCCAGGCCCCACCAGGAACGCACCCGCAATAGTCGGACGGTAGACCCGACCTCGAGGCCGTCCGGTGGAACGATCACCATGCCGACATGCCAGTACGCTACGGCTGCCGCGAGACGGGCTGCAGGCATCTCGGCCCGCAGCGACGATCCGGTGGCGAGTGAGGCCACCCTGGTGGCACCAGGTCGTGGTCCGTCCTGAGCCCAGCTGACCGGCCCAGTCGGATACAGGTCCCCACCGGCCAGCCGGTTCGGTACGACCTTCCCCGCTGGCCCGGCCTCCAGGTCCCAGTGATCCACCATGCCGTACCCGTACTCGAGCGCGGCCAGGGCGACTGCCGCGCAGCTCGGCAGCTCCGGGGCCCGGTTGAGTCGGCGGAATGCGCCAGCACACTGGACCCTGGCGATGCACAACCCGGCGGACCCGTCAGGCCATTCGTGGGCGATGCTGGCGATGTACTGCACGGCTTGGACAACCCAACCGGAGCCGGCGTCCACCGACCACCGGATCGGGGAACCCTGCCCGAACTGGCCCCAGTACGGGGACAGCGGGTTGTCGTCCATCCAATGCCCGTCGGGGTCCCGCAGTTCGAACTGCAGGCTGCTGTCGGACTGGGTCTGCTCAGACTCGGACCCGACCTTGGCCTGCACGCCAGCGCCTGGTCGCAGGTACGAGCTGATGTCGGTCCAGGTCCAGGTGTCCGGGTCCCCGCTCGGCATGTCGCCGAGGCAGATCTCCAACCTCTTGCCGAGCGGATCGTCCGGGTACGCCATCAGAGTGCCCCCGCCCCGCCGACGAGCACGGCGTCCAAGCTGGTGCCGGTGGCTCGCACGGTCTCCCGCACGCCGGCCAGTAGTCCGGTGCCGCGCAGCACGATCTCCCCGGCCACTCGCATGAGCCCGCCATTGCCTCCGGGGGCCGGCGATCGGTTGTCGAGTGGGCGCACGGTCGCGCCCGGGGCGCGGATCAGTTCGGGGCCGCGGTCGCCGACCATCGCCCATCCGTCGGTCATGATCGTGCCTCCCCGGGCCAGTAGTGGGATGTTCGGGGTTTCGAGCGTCAGGCTCGGGATGTCGACGCCGAGAATTGATCCACCACCCACTGTGAATGACATGTCATTCCATTTGCGGATGATCCAGTTGATCGCAGACTTGAACGAATCTGTGATTCCGTCCCACATTCCCGTTGCTGCCGACTTGATTTTCCCGGGTAGTCCTTTGACGAAATCAACGACCATGGTCACCTTGTCGACGATCCAGTCTTTGGCCTTGCTCGCCGCGTCTTTCATCCAGTCCCAGGCGACAACGAATGCGTGTCCGAGGGCTTTGATAGCGTCTCGGAAGCCGTCACACTTGGTCCATAGTATGTAGATTCCGGCGATCATCATCATGATGCCGAGAACAATCCACGTCGCAGGGAATGCCAGTAGGGCAAGGTTGGCCAGCCACTGGCCAGCAGAGTAGATGGCATTCGCAACAGCAAGAGCGAGCAGTAGCCCGGCAAGTACCTTCAGTAGTGGCATGAGTGGTTGAATCGCGCTCTTGTGCTTCTTCAGCCAGTCGACAGACTTTTCAATGTACGGCACGGCCTGGCCGAGCTTGTCGATCAGTGCGCTCTGAACCTCGCGCTTCAGCCCTTCAAGCCTGGCCTTCGGATTGTCACCAACCGCCGTGGCCATCTTGTCTGCAGCGCCAGCGACATCACCCATTGCCGCTGTGGCCTTCGACGGGTCCAGGGCGAAGAGCGCCTTCTGCATGTCCTCGGCCTTGGTTCCGAACAGGGCCGTGGCGAGCGCAGACCGCTCCGCCGGATCCTTCACCGCACGCAGCTTGTCCAGCACCTTGTCGAGGCCGCCGGCTGCCTTGGTTCCGCCGGCTGCCATGTCGGCGGTCATCTGCTTCGCGTTCAGGCCGAGCGCCTTGAATGCATCGGTTGTGGTCTTCGACCCGTCCTTCGACCGGATGGCGAATTCCTTCAGCCCGTCGGCGACGGTGTCGACGTCGCGTGCACCGGCCTTGAGGCCTTGGGTGAGCAGGCCGATGGCTTGTGTCCCGCTGAGGCCAAGGTCCCGGAATTCGGTCGAGTACTCCGAGAATGTGTCGGCGAGGTCGCCGGCGAGGTCGCCGCTTTCCTGGTACCCGCGTGTGAGGATGTCGAGCGCCTCGGTGGCGTCTTTTGCGAGGCCGTTGCGGATCATCTGTCCGGCTGCCCTGGATGCTTCTGTTACGTCTATGCCGAAGACGTCAGCAAGGGCCATGGCCTTCGAGGAGACAGATTCGATCTCCTCATTCGTAGCGTCCTCGTCGAGTAGCCCGGATGACAGAATCGACCGGACCGCCACCATGGTGTCTTCGAGCGACTCGCCGAGGCCCTTGTTGTACATTCGGCCGGCTACTTCGCCCATTTCCTTCGCATACTCAGCATCACCGAGCTGGGCAGCGAATTTTGCCTTCGTGGCGCTGAGGTCCAGGCTTGCAAGGAGCCCGGCTCCGATTGCTACCGCCCCGGCAACACCGATCTGTTTCGCCTTTTCGGTGATTTTGTCTTTGTTGTCTTCCCAGATTTTCTGGGCTTTGCTCATGTCCTTCTTGAGCTGCTCTGTGTCCGCTCCGAGGATGGCGACGAGCTCACCGAGTTTGAGCATCGGGCACCTCCGGTTCTGGGCTGAGTGCCCGGTGGATGCGGGTGTCGGCGGCGAGGAGGCCGCGGATTCGGACGTCGAGCCAGCGCCAGGTGCGGGACCTCATCAGCTGCGTGTCTTCGACGTCGACGCCGTACACGTCGTGCAGGTCGGCTTCGATCAGGTTCCAGTGGGCGTAGACGTCGATCCACGCGACCCGGTCGCCCGCCCGTTGCTGGCGGACTTCCGGCGGGTACTCGTACCACTCGTAGAGGCCCGTGACCGGGTCCCGGTCGCCGCGCCCGTACTTTTCGTCGTCCTGCTCGCTGCTCTTCGGTCCGCCCGGTTGGCCGGGCGGCGTGCTTCCGGGCGGCCACCGGACGTCCAGAACGCGGTGGTGCGCTCCTCATCCCCAGCCGACAACACCCAGATGTAGGCGGTTCTGGCGCAGAACTCAATCAGCGCATCCGGCACCCCGTCATCGGCCATCTGCTCGACCAGGTCCGGCCCGAGCATCCGGTCGCGCAGGGACCGGTCCTGGTCTGGCATTTCCTCGAGTTGGGCACCAACGGCCCGCATCTCTTCCTCGGTCTGCGCAGCGTGCAGTTGGCCGCCGAGTTCGGCCGCGGTTCGGACCCAGAGGCCGGTTTCGGCTGTGGCCGGGGGCACGCTGTACTCCCGGCCACACACGGTCAGCGTCAGCCCGGCGTCGAAGTACCGGGTGAGTTCGCCAAGTCTGGCCATGATCAGGCGTAGAGGTAGTCGTTGCCGGTGCCGGTGGTCGCGCTGGTGCCGGTGCTGTTGGTGACGGTGACGTCCTTGCTGCCGGCTGTTCCGGCCGGGGCGATGGCGACGATCCGGGTGCTGTCCAACACCACGTACGAGGTGGCGTTGTTGGTACCGAACTTGACCCCGGTCGCGCCGGTGAAGTTCGTGCCGGTGATGGTGACCAGTGTGCCGCCAGCGGTGGTTCCGCCGGTTGGGGAGAGCGAGGCGACGATGGGTGTCAGGTCGGCGAGCGGGTTGGTGATGTCGGTCTTTGGCCCCTGTCCGGCCATTTTCACCGTCACCAGGTCGTCGTCCTGGTTGCCGCCACCCTTGGGGTCCCAGTCGACGAGGACGTAGCCCTGGCCGTTGTCTCCGGCCCGACCGGACCGGTCGTAGTAGCGGATTTCGACCTCTCCGGCCGTGGTCGACTTGGCCTCGCTGGCGAGGCGGAGCTTCTCCTGGACCGGGTTCCAGGTGGTGCCGTCTGCCTGGGTGCGGTGCTTCATGTCGATTTCGACACCCCACTTGTAGCCGACGATGTTCTGCCGGTCGGCTCCGACGTCGTCGATGGTGTCGTCCGACTTGCGGGTTGGGGTGAAGGTGGGCTTGAACTTCTCGATTCCGTAGAGCTTCTGCCAGTCCTTGACGGTACTGGTGCCCATGTTGACCTCGAGCGTGTAGCGGCGGGCGAGGTCTGTGATCCCATCAGTGGGCATGATCATTCTCCGTTCAGGATGGTCGGCCGCATCACAGTGGCCTCAAAGTTGATGGATGCTTCCCAGCGGCCCTTGTCATCAGCACCCATCAAGGTGGATGACCGGTACGCCACGCTCTTGACCCGGATTCCCGCACCGACCGTGACCCGCGCCAGGCCCTCAAGCGCCTCGGTCACCGCGCTGGTCAGATCAGTACGGCTGTCGGGGTCGGTGGTGCCGCGCACCCGGGCCTGGATCAGCACCACAGCGTCCGCGACACCGACCGCTGGGCGACCGGTGTGGTAGCAGGCCAGGGTCACGCACCGATCCGGGGTGTCCGGGATGCTGCTACGAGTGATGGCCACCTGGTCTGTGCTGTACGGCACGGTCTCGGAGTAGGTGCCAACCCCGGCGTCGGCGAGGAGTTGGCAGAAGCCTTTGAGGAGCCTGGTTTCCCAGCCGTCAGCCATCGATTGCCCCCTTGACGTGCTTCGCGAGGATGGCCAGCAGGGTGTCCCGCTCGGTGACCATGGCCCGCTCGAGGAACTTCGCCTCACGGCCGCCGTCGTGGCGGAGCGTCAGGTCCTCGTGCTGCACCACCGCGTACGGGGTGTCAAAACTGACGGCGGCCTGGCCCTTCTGGGCGTCGAAGGACACTTCGCCGGAGCGTTCCAGGGTCCCCTCCTCGTGCGGCGCCTTGGCCGAGGAGACCTGCAGGAGATGGTGCGCGGCGAGCTTGAGGCCCTTCACGGATGCTTCGGCGATGGCCTCGGCGATCTCGGTGCCGTTCCAGACGACACGTTCCTCATCGTCATCCACAGTCCAGTTCCTGATGCTCCGGCAGCGGCAGGCCATGTGCGCCGACCAGGGCCGAGGTGAGCACCCTGGTTGTGGTGCCGTCCGCCATGGTCAGGGTCGACCCGACCGGGATCAGCGGTGACGGTGGTGCGATGACGAGGGCGGTGGACACGGCGATTCCGCCGGCCGCCTGATCGGTGGCCACGCTGACCCGCTTGGATTGCGCCTGGACCACGACCTGGTCGACGGTGTGCGTCGTCCAGGTTGTGCCGGTGGCTACGGTGCCGGCCGGTACCCGTGCGGTGATCGTGTCGAGTGTCAGGCCGCTGGCCTCGGCCCATTCGACCCAGGTCACCACGCTTGCGGCTCCTCACCGGTGAGCCCGGCCTGCTGCAGGATCAGCCAGGCCTGCTCCCACAGGCCGTTGATCTGCCGTGGCGCCGCCGGATCACCAGCTCCGGCGGCC